GAAATGCATGAATTTCATGACATTGATTTATGGGAATTTACTAAAGGTGGTACTAAATATAAGATATATATGAAGTTTGTAACCCCAGGAGATGGTAGTTTAGATATACTGTCGTTTCATAGAAGCAAGGAAGTAGACAGGGAGGAATCTGCACTGTATAATTGGAAATATACAGATAATGAACTAGAATAAGTTATTCTCGAATTTTCAGTGCTAAAAATGTTATACTATAATTACAACAAAAGGAGGTTGTAATTATGGTAAATTACATAGATATGTATGCTGAGATCCTTAATAGATTAATACTTGATGTTGTAGAACACGGTTGTATAATTACACCTACAGTAGCGGACATCTGGATGCGTATACCTACCTGTATGCTGACACCGTACAATGACCTTACTATATATGAGAACATACTTACAATACAGCCGACTAGGCTCGACGAGCGTGTAGCTATTACAGTTACAAATGCTGACGGTATTAGTGTTATGCACACATATCTTTGGCAGGAAGATGAGATAGAGCCTCTTGTGTATCAGCTATTAGAAGAATGTCCTAAGAACTACCTTATTAGTGACGATACTGTAGCTACTATGCGAGCTGATCTTGCTAAGCTAAACTCTACAGCACTGTTAAGAACTATACGTGCGATTATAGAAAAATACATATTCAGACCTCGTACAGGAGATACTAATGAATGATAAATTATGTTCAAGCATCGTAGCTAAATTCTTATTAACTAAAGCTACAGACTTTACATTTTGGTGTCTGTTTTTCCCGACACTACAATATATGAAAGGCGAGCGTGAACGTAGATGTATTATAACCGATACACACGCAATAACCTTTGAGCTAACAGATAATGGGTTTGTATATACTGTTCTACACTATGTTAAAAACACTAAAGCATTCGGTGTTATAACATGGCCAGAAGACGAGCTACAGAATACATACGAACTCAACTTACAAACATATTTAGCAACACGATTACAGGAATCTTGGGATATACCGTTAAACAGAACAACACTGTTTAAGCACGAAGTATCGGATAAATTCATACAGTCATTAATAGATAATATCCAATATCAAATTAATGCTTATTCTGCTACTACAGAATTCATAGAACACTGTGATCTTGTAGGTATAAGGGATGTACTCAAAGACAATATAGGAGAAAGGGGATGAATGTAGGTGACATTAGACGAGATCATTAAGCTGATAGAAGACGGAGGTACTGTAGATACAGCACAGATATTACCGTTGCTGTTAGAGTTAAAAGGTTGGCGTAAAGACCCATTTACAAAGGTTAAAGTCGTATGTGACGATACAGTAGCATGCGGGCATTGTGATTATGAAGCTGCTTGTAGCCAATACCGTAATCTAAGGCCTGATAGATGGGATGCTAAGAAATAAGAAAAAGCCTCTTATATTAGTTATAAGGGGCTATTTTTGCGGTTACGTTAATACGGTAGGTTATAATATAGTATACACATTTATCTTATAGAGGAGGGGAAATCCTTTGAAGACAGAAACACTAATATCTCTAATGAGTATCTTGTTCTCAGGCCAGTTAATACTAGCTATATGGCAAGTAATCAAAGAGGTAATGGACAGACGTAAACAAGCTAAAGAAGCTGCAAATAAGGTAAACTCTAATACAGCGCTGATGGACGACATTATACGTCGTATATTCAGAACAACATTAAAGGCACAGCTACAGCAGATATTCTTAGAGCTCGATAACCTAGATAAATATGCCAGACCACAGGTAATGCTTGATTTAATTGAGCTCAAAGACAACATGGAGTTATACCTTAAGATAGGTGGTAATGGTGCTGTTCACAGACTATATGCAACATTACTTAGCAAGCTTCTTCACAACCCAGACCTTGTATCATTCGTAGATGCTGCTTGGATAGAATCCATAGGAGCTGAAGTTAAAGCCGGAGGAGGTACAGACGTATGAATGTCTTTTTAGAAGCCATAATGACAGCTGCTACAACAGCATTAAGTGCTGCTATATTAATACTGTTAAAGCATGCTATTAATTATTTACAGTCTAAGACAACGAGTATTAAGGTACAATTATACCTAAAAGAGCTCGAAACAGTAATATCTGACGGTGTAGCGTACACAGAACAGACACTTGTAAATGGGTTTAAGAACGCAGATACTTGGACAAAAGAAGCACAATATGAGTGCTTAAATTCTTGTGTAACATACATTATAGACAATTTAACAGCAGAAACTGCTAACTATTTCGCTGAAAATCAGGGGGATTTTCGTACCTGGGTAGCTTCGAAAGTAGAAGCTTTTATTCAAAAATCGAAGGTAAAAAGCGAAAAATAACGAAGAAATTATCAATCTTTGATGACATATTTTTAAACTCCAATCGGTAAAACACCGGAAGTTATTTACATTATTTAGTAAATTCTTCCGGTGTTTTGCTATGAACTCATGTGTTAATATATACAAATAGTAGGTACACCTATTTACGATTTGATGTATACTTTTAACAAGATGAATAGATTGATAATCGTAGAGATAATAATTCATAGGTATACAGATTATACAATGTGGATGGTACAAGAAATCCTGAATAGTGTACAACATGTACAAAGAGTAAGCAGTGAGAAAGTTCGTAAAGCTACGATTATTTTAAGATAATTAGTAGAATGCGTTTATAACTATGTTACAAAAGAAAAGCCTGAATGATGTACAAAATACACAAAGATTCGGATATTCGTACCCTAACACAAAATCTGCTAATTTTTCAGTGTGAATACAGCTAAAATCCTGAAATTGTATACAGTATACAAAAACAGATTTAAAAGTTTGTAAGATATATGAACATAAGATTATACATATTTACAATAGAATAACAGTAAAAATTAAGCTAAAATCGTAGATACTTGTAAATTATCAGGAATAATCTATGAGAAATATGGGAGATTTTAGAAACATTTTTATTATAAATTCACTAGATTCTGTAAATAATATCTTAACTTCTTGTACGATTTATCATACATTTTTATACTTGATTATACTAACAGAAAATTGTATGAATTTACATTTAATGTATAAGATTCTATTTAATACTTACAAGAATTCTTCACAATCCTATACAAAGTATACGTCAATCGCAGATTCATGTACTATCCAATAAATAATATATATACTTCCTGGTTACACACTCGACTATCGTTCGCAGGGGGTTACCCCCTCTGACAGCGTCAGACCTTTCAGGTGCTCACTTGCTCGTTCTGTTATACATTCGCTCACCCTTCGTTCGCTCAATACGCTCAAATCGCTCAGAACTGACAGCGGAAGTATATATACTATGTTCTATTATGCTTTCGATAATCGAACAGTTCGTTCGCTCCGCTCACTCTTAGACCCTTCGGGTCTGTACGAGCTACTGGGCTAATTTTCTTTTTTCTTTTTTTTATTTTTCCTATTGACTTTTTGATTTTTTTATGTTATAATATTTATGCTGGGTATGGGTGGGCTATGATATTTTATCGAGCTACTTGAGCGCTTTGAGCTATTTACTCTATTTACGCGCAGGTTTGAAGCTCTTTAGCCTATACTTCATCGCACTACATTGTATCGCTTCAATTTACGATACAGCTTTTCACTACACTAATAACTCTCAATTCCGAGATTTATTTTTTGCTTATAATATGATTTGGCAGAAAGCATTGATTCATTTGTTTATACTTTTGAATCAGTGCTTTTTGCTTTATATACATGATAAACTGTACAGCAAACACATGTATACTAGGAACAGCATTACAGAACATAATTTACCGTACAGCTAGTAACCTTTCAAGATGAACACGCTCGAAGGTTTTAAACACATGCATATATTTTAAACTTTCTTCTTGAATATTCGAATTTTTAGTGCTATATCTGTTATACTAATTACAGTAAAACAAGTTCGTAATTTTCTAACCTATTTAACAGGAGGATTATCACATGGAAAGAGTACTTTCACCGGTACAGAATCTTATGATTAATTTCGCACCGTATGTTGGCAAAGATGCTAGTGTAACAAACGAAACAGAGTTAAATCTCTATTATGCTGACATTGTATCTAATGCTACAGAGCTTAATAACAAGCTTAGTCCTAAGTCTAAAAAGGATATTGCTGTTAAACTCTGGGATACATACAGACAGTGCATGTTGCTTTCCGAATTCTATGAAAACAAGTATACGACAACTAAGAATAAGGAATACAAGGAACGGGTACTGTATTTCAAGAACAAAGCTAACTCATGTATTGATAAATTCTACGAGCTTACTATTTAAAACAGGTCTTCAACATTCTTAGTATAATCACTGTAGTGCAAATAACCTTTCAAAATGAAACGACTCGTCTTATTAACAAACAAAGTAATGATCAAAACAAAAACCGACGAATCCTCGAATTTTCAGTATAATTGATGCTATACTATAATCAGTAAAAAGGATACACCGTTTATTTTAGGAAAGGTGGAGTTTATATGTCACAATTCATGAATACATATCCTGGTTATTCAGCACACGAAGCTAACATGAAGGAAGCTGATGCTCGTCTTTTTGCTGAAGCTTGGTGGGCAGAGCACGACAGACGCGAAGAAGAAGCTCGTAAAGAACGTATTCGTCGCGAAGAGTTAAGACGCACATATCCACAGAGATGTGACGAAGCTATTAAAAAGGGTTTAGCTCTTGACAAACAGCGTGACGAAGCTATAGCTAAAATGCCATTAATTCCACGTACTAAGGATGAAGCTATTGTAGCTGCTAATGCTATGGCACATACGAAGGAAATACCTACAGACTGGCAGTTTACTGATCATAAAGTACAGGTAGGTACTAAGAAGATATTCTTTCCAAAATATGCGGGATGTGACAACACAAACTGGTATGTAAGCTTAATAAGTGCATTAATCCAGGGAAATACAAACGCTGCTACCTACTTCACTAATCTCTTAACTCGCGAATGGGTTTGGTACACTACTAAGAATCCTAAAATAAAGGTATTCGAATCTAATATTGTAATGCCGGAAGAATAATTGAAATGATGAACATAGAACTTGCACGCACTGCTTATGAAAACGACGATATAAGGAGAGCTCTTAAACTTGCTATTAAAGCTAAAATCGGTGTTAATACTGAACAGAAAGCTATAATGGATAAAGGACTCCGATGTCTCCGTCATAAGCAGTTCTTCGAAAGCCGATACGGCGATATCAAACCGTTCGTTCAAGATGCTGTTACAGTATTACGAGCGGTTTTATGTATTGATAAACAAGATAATACAGAGCTTAATTATGGTAAAGTTACGGTATTTTCTATACTGAATACAGGTACAGTATTTAAGATATATAAGCCTAAAGAGAGGTTTAAAGAATACCGTTTCATTAAGTTACGAGCTTCTAATAAACACAAGTACAATGCCTACTGCTTAACAAATAAGAAGTACATGAGTGTACCTGACACCTCGAGGTGTGTACCTGTATGTAGGGATATGGAAGTACTAAGAACGCTAAAGGAAAATGAGGAATACAAACTATGGGAAAATTGTCAGCAAAAGACTTAAATGCTTACAGCTATAAGCCAGTTTATTTAGGTGAACCTACACAAGTTACTAAGCAGGCTAATCCTAGAAGAATACCACAACCAGTACAACAAACACCTGTTAATAACATACAAAGTAAACAAGAATTCAGGTATGAGGAGGTATACAGTGACCTTTTTAATTTATCTGAAGACTATATGCTTGTTCATTGTGTATCCGCAGATTTTAAGCTAGGAGCAGGTATTGCTAAAATATTTAACGACAGGTTTAATATGAGTGATAAGCTCGAACACATATTACCGTTCGAAGCTTGGGACGGTGTTGGATATTGCGGTATTGTAAATATGGACAGGTTGTTTACTCTAGTACCTAAAGATCTCGGTATATACAGAGTAGCAAATCTTGTAACTAAAGAACACTATTATGACAAGCCTACCTTGTATACAATGCAAACAGCATTACAGGATCTCAGGTTACAGTTACATATGACATATCCTGAGGTTAAGAAACTAGGAATGCCATTAATAGGTTGTGGGCTGGATAAATTAAACTGGAGCGATGTATCAGCTTTAATAAATAAGGTATTTTACGACACAGAGCTTACAATTACCGTGTGTAAATTATAACGATTATAAGAATACAGAGGTGTAAGATATATACATCTCTGTTATTTTATTTTTCGCAGATATCCTCGAATTTTCAGTTTGTTTTGTCGTATAATTAATATATCATTTTTTAAACAAGGGAGTATGAATAGTATGGCAGTGAGAAGAAGAATAGCATTACCTGAAAGAGTAACTGCACCTGTCGAAGTACCAGCTTCTCTACAGAAGAAGAAGCAGATTAAGAACCTCGACAGCGTTATAGCAGAAGCACAGAAGATGACTGAAAAGTACAAAGACGACTATATTTGTATAACAGACAAAGATGAGCTTATAGATTACATTGACAAGATCATAGAGAATCGTAGAGCTGCACTCGATACGGAAACTACAGGGCTTGATATCTTTAATGACGATGTTGTCGGCTTTAGCTTACACACTATGGGTAAGAAAGCATGTTATGTACCTATACGACATCTATCCCGTCTATCAGGTCGTATTGATACAAGTCAGCTATCTCCAGAGTTCTGTGCGCAACAGTTAAACAGATTACAAGAAGTAAAAGATCTTATAGAGCTCGACTACTTTAATGCACAATTCGATATGAATATGCTCTACTATAATCTACATGTAAATTTATGGGATATTAAAACGAACGATGCTATGCTTATGATGCGTATGCTGGATACAGAGAGAAACAAAGATAACAACTTAAAAGCATTACATGCTGATTTCTGTGCTCATACAACACGAGGTCCTAGATTTAACGATTTATTCCCGGCAGGTTCATTTAATGTGTGTCCTTACAAGTATGCTACAGCTTACGCTGCACGAGATGCTGAGATGACAACTGAGCTTACCGCTTATGCTACAGAGCAGATGCAGCTACCTGAGAACGAAAGCTTATGGCATGTATGGGAAACTATAGAACAGCCTCTTATACCCGTATTACTTAGGATGCGTGAGAAAGGTGTGCTTATAGATAAAGGCTTAAAGGCAGAGCTTACAGAGAAGTATCGTAAGATCATGGAGGATGCAGAGAGGGACTTTATGCGTGAATATGAACCGTACATTCCTCTTATTAATCAGTGGCGTCAGAAATATAACAAAGTTAAAGGAAAGACTCTCGACATGCCGATTAAGATAGGTTCTGATGATCAAATTCAGATACTGTTCTGGGATATTATGAAGCTACCGCACGCTGATGGAGCTAAATGTGATAAAGAAGCTATTAAAGCTACGAATAGTAAGATAGGGGAGATTCTTCTAAAGTATCGTGAAGCGAAGAAGCTGTTATCAACATACCTTGAGGGACTGGATAAATTTATTCAGAAAGACGGTTGCGTACACGGAGGGATCAAACAGCTTGGGGCAGCTACCTCCCGCACCTCGGCATATGATCCAAATCTACAGAATATACCGTCGCACAATAGAGAGATTAGACAGATGTATATAGCAAGGCCGGGTTGTTATTTAATATCTTGTGACTATTCAGCACAGGAGCCTCGAATCACAGCTTGTGTATCACAAGACCCTGGTATGATACAAGCTTATAAAGAGGGTAAGGATCTTTATCGTATGATTGCAGCTGCTGCTTATAATACTACCTACGAGGAATGTCGTGAGCACAATGAAGACGGTTCCTTATACTTGCCAGGTAAGGAAAGAAGAACAGCTGCAAAGTCAATAGTTTTAGGAATCTGTTATGGAAGACAGATTAAGTCAATTGCTGAACAGTTAAAGTGCTCAGAAGAAGAAGCACAAGAGATTTACAATAAAGTAACTAAAAATTTTCCAGGACTCATAAGAGCACAAGAGGCTGCCATCGCTTATGCACATGAACATGGGTATGTATCAACTTTATATGGATCTAGACGACATCTTAAAGTAATGATGCATGATGATTATGAGTTTAAATATAGAGATGGTACTAATCCTGAATTCGACCCGTATGAGCCAGAGCTTACAGCCGAGATAACAACTGTTAGTCCTAAAAAAGCGGCTGAGTTTACAGAACGGTTTAAGAAAGCGAAATGGAGGAAGGATAAAGAAGCTATTATTGTAGAACTGTCAGCTGAAGGTATTGAAGTTGTTGACTATTCTTACAAAAAGTCTGATATGTCTAGGAAATGTTTAAATTCCCAGATACAGGGCACAGCAGCTAACATAAGTAAAATTGCAATGCGATTAATAGATTCAGACGACAGATTAAAAAAAATTAATACATATTTACTGTTAATGGTACATGACGAAGTTATTTGTGAGTGTCCAAGAGAACATTTAAAAGAAGCTTGTACATATATTAGTGAGAATATGGTTAAAGCGACAGAAGGGCTCGAAGTACCATTTCTCTGCGACTGCGAAAATTTCGCTGCGTGGTACGGGCCTGAAGTTGTTATGGACGAAGATGGAGAGATAATCAATGATTAATAATACAGATGAAATACTTAATAATGAAGAACAACCGCAGAGAACATATAAAGTGTATTTACGTATAGCTCCAGATTATAGAGTATATGTAGGTTGTACTTGTAGGTCTTTAGAAGAACGTGCTGGTAATAATGGTTGTGAATATAAGACACAACCTGAGTTTTATAAAGCTATACAGGAATTTGGTTGGAGTAATTTTAAATCAGTTTTATTGTTAGAAACTACTGACATAAACGAAGCTCATTTCGCGGAAAAGTATTATATTCATTGCTTTGATAGCACGAACCCTGAACATGGTTTTAATAGGTTTAATGCGGGTTATATAACAGATCCTACATATATTGATAGGATTACCGAAATAAACCGTATGCATAATTCTGATCCTGAAATTGTAGCTAAAATAAAAGCAACTTGTAAAGCTATATGGAATGATCCGCAAAAACGAAAAGAACACGGAGAGATGGTAAAAGAAAAATTAGCAGATCCTGCGATTAGAGCTAAAATTTCAGAACATACAAAAGCTGCTATTGCTAAAGAAGCTCCAGGTGTTCGTTCTGAACGTGCTAAACGCAATTGGGAAGATCCTGCTATTAGAGAAAAAGCTATTAAAGCAATGAAAATTGCTTGTAATACACCAGAACATCGTGAGAAAATATCTAAACGCTCAAAATATTATAATAATTTGCCTGAAACGAAAGCACTAGTATCAAAACAGTTTACTGGTAGATTATTTATAAACAACGGTAAGCAAAATAAAAGAGTTTTTAAGGATGATGGAGATAAGCTAGTAGCTACAGGAGAATGGGTTTGGGGTAAATTACCTATGGGACCTAGAGGACCTGTTGAAAAATTAAGAAATAGAAAATGGATGCATAAGCTAGATGGTACTTGTAAGACAATACCTAAAGATGAAGTAGACGATTATTTAGCACAAGGTTGGCTATTAGGTATGAAATAAAAAAACCACCTCTATCCTCGAATTTCTAGTGCTATTCATCTTATACTATAATTACACCAAACCACAACCACTATTCAAGGAGGATAACCTTATGCTTAAAGAAGAATTCATCGCACGTACAGGATATACACCTACAGACGAAGAGTATTATTTTATAGAACAGGCTTATTATGACTCAGATGAAGTGCTCAAAAACAAGTTCTGCGACCAGTGGGTAAAAGACAAAGCGTCTGGAACCTGGGATCGTGAAATGCATGTCAGAAAGACATCTCTTACGCAGATCAAAGTACTCAGCGAACGTATCGATAATCTACATGATGATTTAAGTGACGCTCTTAAGATGCTCAACGAACGTGAGGAAGAAATCTCAAAGCTTAAGAAAGTCATAGAAAACCTCAAGCACGAGCAGAGTACAATGTACAATACAGTAGCAGCAGCTAAAGAGCTACTCGCACGCATCTAATACATACTGGAGGATATTAACATATGACAGAATACTACATTCCAGATAGCATCTTTAATGAAGCTATTAATGACACAGACGCATCTGTAG